CCCTGGGCAACCCTTGGAGAACCAAGGGAGAACGTGACTGTAAATGCGAATCATTCTCATTTAGATTGAGATTCCCCCCAGGATACCCAAGAAACCCGCGGTTTCGCGTGGAACATGAGGTTTCGAGGGGTTTCGAGGGGTTTCGAGGGGTTTTACTTAGTGTCGTTTGTACCCTAAGTACCCTTGCCACCCTAGAAACCCCAGTAGTCCTTTGATTCCCATAAGGTTATCGTTATGTCTACCTAAGATTGACCCGGATATACTGACCAATGGTCAATAGGTCATTCTGAGGAGTGTATCATAAAGGAGACAGATCATAATAATACCTGTTTGTCAACCCCTTAGAAACTTGACACTTACCCTAAGTTATGAACCTGTATTAACCATTGGTCAGTATAATCGCTAAGTCATTGATAACTAAAGGTATGATTTACCCATGCAATCCAGAGGCCAACTTTGGGCTAAACTTAAACTCCTAATGACATTCATTCTCATTAACATGTTCTTAGTTATCAATGACTTAGCAACATTACTATTCTGTAACCCTTGACAGACTAGGCGACCTATAGAATACCTGGACTCGCATACATTCATTCATTCATACAGGAATACCGACATGGCTACTTCGACAACGACCCGCAAGACCCGCAAAGCGATTACCTCTCCTGACCTCGGCGCGGCGCTTCAAACAGCAATTTGTGACGCGTCACAACAAGCGTGGCTCGAAGCACACGACGAAGCCCATCACATCAACGACGCTACCTGGACGGCGGACCAATACGACGATGCGAGCCTGAGTAACAAAGGCATCGACAGCGCAAGGCAAGCCGAGTGCATAACGCAAGCACACAAGGTTGATAGTGTAGACGCTATGTTGAAGGCTATTGATACCTGTTATGAAGGCTCCAAGCACACAGCATCGGCGCAAGCAATTGCCACCAATATTCTCATGGCCATCACTGAGCTACACTTTGCTGGTGAAATTGTTACTGACAACGCTTACACTCAGGCAAAGCTTCGTATTCTGAACCTGTACGGTAAAAACGGTAAAAACGGTGCTCAGCGTCTCGGCAACAAAGATGAGATTGTGGGCGGTACTCCCGAAGCAATCCGGCTAGCTGAAGGCGTCAAACGTGACGCTACTCTCCGCCAGTGCCTTAGCCGTGCTAACAAAGCACTGCAAGATATGGGCGCCTTGACCTGCACCGAAACAACGAAGGAAGCATGGTCGCCAACCAAGGAGGGTTTCATGCTGAAGGAAAAAGATATCAAGGCTAAGTCTAGCCTAGTTGAGTTAGCTAAGAAGTTTGACGACAATCACGGCGATGCTGAGACAGCCGAGGCTATCGTTAAACTCGTGTATCAGATGGCAATGAGCCATGCGGCATTGCTTGAAGTGGTAGGTACCGTCAAGGCGGACACCAATGCCCAGCTCGAAGGGAACGGGATCAAGTTGGCCGAACGTGCGAAGGTACTTGATGCCATCAGCAAGGCATTCGGAATCAAGACAGACTGATTTGTTACACGTCACAAATCAGGGTCCAGGCTTTCGAGTCTGGACCCTGATTATTTTTAGCAACTACGGTCACGCGATAAAGGTGAGAGAAGGCGATGATGCTACTGAAACACAAAGTGAAAAGCACAGTATCCGAAGGGTATTTGGACAGAGGTACAGCAATCCATGCAGTATGGGCCATCGACATGAACGATGATGTTCAATCAGCAATGGGCGCTGGAGTAACATCGTTCAAGGTACTGAGTACCGAACAGGTGAACAAAGAATTGGACAGCTTCAGCGGCATGGAATATATGACGCAACAACTACGGTCACGCAACACTAAGGAACCACAAACATGAAAGCAAGAAACTGCGTATCGTGCGATACAGCGTTAACAAGAAGAAGCGGCAAGTATACAAACAGCTTATCCCCAAATACCAAGCGTTCGCGCACAGAGACACCCAAGCAATTCTTGGTCCGCGTGTGCTGTTCGGCAAAGTGTGGAGCAGCGCACCGAAGCGAGAATCGGCGACGGAAAGCCCTAGGTGTACAAGTTGACCCAATCATGCCTGCATGGGCATCGACGCCAGGGCCAAGAAATTACGCAGGAATGTGGCGATGAAGCCTAGAAGTTATCGTCATGGAAGCAAGGTTATGATGAATGAAATAACACAGCTCGAAGCAAGGTTACAAAGGGTTGAGGCCAGGCACCTCAAAGCTGTAGTTGAATTGGGCAAATGCTCTACGACGTTCGACGCTACCTGTGCAAGAATAGATATAAATGCTGCGGACATGTTAATAAGCAAGATACAGGCAAGGCTGGACACCTTGCTCGCTTTATAAAAATCAACGTCCCTATCGACTAAGAGGGTACAGGTTGAACGGCAAGTTCACTTGTAGCCGATTGGCATAGGTCAGCTCCTCGCTAGGGGAGAAGATGCAGGTTCGAGTCCTGCTAGGGACACCATTACTTTTTGTGACACGTAACAAAACTTAGGAGACTATGATGAGCTATTTCATAATGAACGGAAGCGACGTGATAGGACACCACCCTCTTCGTTTCAAAACTAAGTCGGCGTGTATTGCAAAGGCCAAAGAGTACGCAAAGAGCTTTCCCCGGCATACCTACACAATCTGCGAGGCTACCCTGGATATAAACCTGACGCCTATTCCCTCGGACCCCTTCACGTACAAGGATGCACAGTCATGACCATGACCAACACAATACCCTGGAGGCGCTTGGCCCTGGCGATTCACTACGGTCACGACACCAAGCAGATGAAAGTAGCTATGCTATTTAACCTGAAGGAACTATTTATAGGAGAGAATCACCCCGGTACCAGTCAGTACAATGTCAGTCAGTTCTTAACAGAAATCGGAGCCACAGACAAACGTGGCATTTGGAAACGAGAAGGATTTAATCAATGAAACTTGCAAGCATCGTTACCCTAGCAGCCCTAGGGCTACCCCTTACAGCCTTGGCACAGCCCCCAACCTCGCCGAGTGCTCGTGTCCTTCAGTTTGAAAACAACCTTGTAGTATGTCTTCCAGTGCCACCTGTGTCTGAGCACTTAGGGCCAGGGGCGTGGGTTACGATCTGTATGCCAATCGTACCTGTTCCGCGTCAGTGTATCGAGACAGCCCTACAACTTGACTGTTCACCGTCGGCAGGTAAACCCCACAAGGGAGCGTGAGGGTTATGACACCCCGGGAAAGAGGCTTGGACCGGACAGTTTCACGGTGGATGCTGCACGCAGCGGAACTAGAGGGTACTCTTAGGCGACTAGAAGCCTTGGCAATGCTCCTGGCTTGTGTGGCTCTTGCTACGGCTATAATCAATTTGTGACGTGTCACGAAAAAAGGTTACGATTATGACTTTAATCACAACAATACCCCGGGGAAGGCTGTTTAGCATCGACTGGGTAGAAGAGGTAGATACGCAAGAACGTGTTTTACGGGGAGAGGCCATTTGCGTGGCCTTGACAGATATTGACTTAACCTGTTACAAGAATTTTCATCCTAATGTCGACGATGAACTTAAACATGGTGAACAGATGGTAAGGTACTGGGAAGCCCGAGGGGCATTGGTTCAGATTGTCTATTACGAGGGATTGCCTAAGGCTCGGATGCGAGTATCCTTCGAGGGAGAAGGTATATGGTTAGCGGTAGACAAGGTGACAACCACTTGTGAACGGCTATAATCAATTTGTGACATGTCACAAGGAAGCACTACGGTCATGGACGACCGTCTTTTCCGAGTGTGTACTGAGCTTAGAGCTGGCAACGTCAGCGGCTTAGTGCATACTTGCAAGAGAGAGTAACTATTATGGCTTATCACTCAATTCTCGGTCGCGTGTCTCCCGGTGTTTCTCAGGCTGGCGTCATTGGTGCTGCTGTTTCTGCTCTGACCGACTTGGTTAACAGCAACGGTGATCCACTCAAGGTCCGCGTGCGAGCTTCGACCCAGAAGGCAGGTTTCAAGGTTATCCGTGTGAATCGGAACAACCTCTCTTTGGCCCAGGATGCCTTGGATTCCGCTGGTATTAACCTGAGTTAAATCCTTTTCGGGAATAACAAGGTTACGGCGCTGTTGCCGTAGCCGTACCTAGGAAATAAAGTGAAAAAAGATACAGTACAATCTTGCGAGCTGACTTATGAACAACTCTTGGCTTATGCTGAACGACACGACGTTGGCCCCTTGAGGCGAAAACTTGCATACCTTAAGGAACAAGTTAACGACCCCAACGAGCACCCCCAGAAACTCCTAGAGTATCGGGAAAGAGAGCACAACGCCGAGACAAATTACTCCAGTCTAGGTGCTTATACCTCCGATGATTACCTGTGCAACTTATCGTTTAAGATTAGTCAACTCAGTTGGCACTGCGTAACAGCAAGTCCCGATAAAGACCTGCTCTGGCGATGGTACCCTTCAGAAGAGAAAGCCAGGGCGGGGAAACCAGCCTACGCCAAGCCTGCTAAGATTGTCATGGCCCTGTGGGACCAGCTTTGCAATAGCGATGGTATGCTGTACGAACGCGACAAGGCCATCTGTGCAGCGTGGATCAATAACCTCTGGAATACCGAGCACGCCCCGCCGATTGTGTGTGTGGCTACTCACAGCGATGAGATTTACAACGTGTACCGCAAGGGTCCTAACTCCTGCATGAGTCACTCGGAGAGAGATTTAGGGTGTCCTATTCACCCCGTCAGGGCCTACGCTTCGCCCGACGTAGCCCTTCTTTACGCTATCAAGGGTGATAGGATAGTTGCTCGAACAGTAATTAACCCCATGACGAAAGAGTACGTAAGGGTTTATGGCAACCGCGAGGCTTTTGTCGAGTGGTTCAAGGCTAATGGGTACTCTACTTACGAGAACCGCGAGGCCATTGACGAGTGCAGGTTAAAGCATATCCCTGGGCACAAGGGCTCCCCGTGTATGCCGTACCTCGATAACTCTTCAAAGCGTTTCGATATCCTTGATGATGACTGGGTATTACTGACCGACACTGGGGAGTACAAGGCTGAATCTCAACACGGGTCGTCTGAGCATAGTCCCCTACAGAGCTGTTCCTCCTGCGAGGAGTTTATCGGGCATGATGAAGACTGCCAAAGCGATTCCGAGGGAAATTACTACTGTCTTGGATGTGCATCGGACATGTCGCATACGTACTGCATCGACGGCTACGGAGATCTAGTCTTCTCTCTTGTAGACAATGAAACCGATACGTGGCAATTTGGCAGGGACTACTTTACCCTCGAAGCCTTAGAGTACGAGGGCCTAGTGATAACCAGGCCCGGAACTGTCCGTAGACAACGGTACTGCACCGCTATGCCGGATGGAACTTGGGTTCGTACAAGTGAAATGACTGAAAATGAAATCAACGAGATTAGCCCGGCACAGGCAGTGCTGGATTCAATGACCCCGACCACCACAACAACCACGGAACCACAATGAACGCTATCATCAAACACAGAAAGAAGCACGAGCCCATGACTTCGGGTACTCTTATCGATATGTACACTTACTGTCGTCGAGCATGGGAACCCGGGGAAAAGGCTTTCCTTAACCGGTACCTAGGTGGGTACCCTACTGACCACATCGGTAACGTACGGATTGAAGTTGATGCAGCTAACAGTCGTACCCTCTTCTCCTGTCATACCGACTCTGTGCATAAGAAGGATGACCTGCGGCAAAAAGTATTCATCGATGATGAGTTCGGTGAAGCCTTCAAGCACGATGGTAGACCCCTAGGGGCCGACGATGCCACGGGCCTGTGGCTTATGCTGCACATGATTCAACAGGAAGTACCAGGGACGTACATCTTTCACCGTGGCGAGGAAGTAGGGGGCGTAGGGTCCAAGTGGGTCGTAGCTAATGACAAGGACTTCCTTACCCTCGACGGAACTAACCGCTTTGACAGAACCATAGCGTTTGACCGAAGAGGTACAGCCGACGTCATTACCAAGATGTCTGCGGGTATAACGTGCTCGAATGAATTTGCCAAGGCCCTCTGTGTAGAGTTAGGTGGCTCGTACGCCCCGTCAGACCAAGGTTCCTTTACAGACACGGCTTCATACAGGAACGATATTCCCGAGTGTACTAATGTTTCCTGTGGCTATGACCACGAGCATACTCAAGACGAGACACAGGATTTACTTCACGCTGAAGTACTGTATGAAGCTGTAACAAGTATACAGTGGGAGTTATTGCCCACTTCGCGTGACCACCTTTACGTACCCCCGGCACCCGTGTATGACTTTTATACTCCGGGCAAGCACAATAACACCAAGGGCCATTGGCAAGGGGCTAAGTTTGTACCGAAAACTACAGCGAAACAGCCACCCCTTGAGAAAGTATACAAGGGTACAAAGAACGGTGTCCCGGGTAACTGGCACGGCACCGTATTCATACCCAGCTTGCCAGGTAAGGCCCTGAGCCTGCCTCCTATCCAACCTAGGGAGGAAGATGGTGTCTGGATAGATGGCACCTTTCACCCTGCTGACCTTAACGTCAAGGCAGGAAGTATCGACGTCGCTGCTGAGTTCTTCAGTGTCGAGGATGCCTTGACTTACATCGAAGAGGACCCTGAAGCCGCTGCGGAGCTTTTGTTCAAGGCATACGAGTGCCACTTGGCTGACCTTGTAAGCACTTGGAACCCTTGACCCACGGGGGTAGCCAGGGTTAATTGGACTTAACGCCTTAGGGGGCCGTACAAGAGACCTCAGGGGTACATTTGGAGGATAGGACGATGGTCAAGACGTGTATTACGTGTAAACACAGCCACTATGGGCAAACTTTACAAACTTTTAGCAGGCAATGGATCTGTCTGAACACTGCCCGGGTTGACTTAGTTACCGGGGCTAAGCTGTACGAAAAGTGCAGGGATGAGAGGGACTACGACTTAGGTCAACTGAAGTGCGGCAAGGTGGGTCGGAACTGGGAGAAAAAGACTTGACAAGCTGAACAAAGCAGTGTAAAATCTAAGGGTACCCTAGGAGTTACTTAGGGTTTTACCCCCTAACTATTTACTTAACTATACAAGGAATATACATAATGGATAAGAGGGATTACGAAAGGTTTATGTTACCTAAGGTTTTGAAGGAAGCTGCTACAGGGGTAGAAGATACTGACTTGAGTACTATACTATTGAACGCAGCTTTACGTATTGAAGAACTTGAGGCTACTGTTACTGAGCAATTGGTTATGATGAGTAGTATGATTAAGGTTAGTAACTCTACTTACCTCCCTTCCAGTAAGTTTGATCGATACAAAGCTTAAGGTAATTAACCAATGAAACTAAACTACACTGAACCCCCTTGTTCAGCTCCACCTTGTACTAACTACGGTCATGAGTTAGTATATAGTGGTGGACAAATATGGTGGGAATGCAAGGGGTGTAACTACCGTTCCCCTAAGCCTTGGCCTTCTAGGGACCCAAGCTTAGGGGTATACAGGGATTGGTCTTATGAAACTAGAGTATAACGAGGAGAACAGAGCCCTGTTAGCCTCTAGGTCCGTGGAGGGTATGGACCTAGAGGATATCATGGATTTCGCAAAGGATTGCGTTGTAATGGCTTACGAGGGAGATGAGGAGCTGTTTCACTCTGATGCAGCGTTCTTTGATACACTGTGAAACTAAGGAGAAAACATGATTAGAGAAAAGTGGGCCGTGTCTATGGCCAAGGTTCTACTAGAAGAACAAGATGAGGGCGCAATTTCAGCAGCCCTCCTAAGGTCAGTTAATCACGAGAACACGATTAACCGCCTTGAAATTTCCCTAAGAGAATGCTACGAATACTTTGAAAAGAACGCTGACGGTGACCAAATCTGGTCAGATGCAGCAGTGGCAATAATGGCGATTGTGGTACGGACTTTACAGGAAGAGAAAGTTAAATGAGACGATATTTCACCTCCGATACCCACATAGGGCACAAACTTGCTGCGCACAAGCGGGGGTTTGACTCCTTGGATGCCCATGACGAGGCCGTGCTTGGGTCTATGCTTGACTTACCCCATCGGTCAAAACTGTGGGTTCTGGGGGACATAGCCTTTGGCCCTAAGGCTAGTGCCGAGGTAGCACTACGGTTACGAGGGAACACGACATTCTTGCTTGGTAACCATGATAAACAAGGAGCAAAACCATATACAGATATCGGACTAGAGGTAATTGGACCTCTGAAATACAAGGGATTGTGGTTATCACACCATCCCATTCACCCCCAGGAACTTTATCGGGTATCTGGGAACATTCACGGCCACATTCACAAAGATGCCGCTACACCACCACTTCCGTACCCTTATTTCAATGTAAACTGGGATTTCCACGGGTGGCCTGTAGACTTTGAAGAAATTGTGGCCTTTTTTGAGGTTAATAGGTCCTAAGGTTTTCTCTAATTTTCTGAGAAAATTTCTAGGCCCTATAACGGAGAAAAGTACGGTGTCTAAAGAGAAAAAGCGGTCCTGGGTTGCCCGTGAGTTGTCTAACCCCAAGTACAAACCTAAGGTTCAGCGGGTGAAGACTGAATATCAGCGTAAAAACAAGAAAAATAAGGGATATGAAGATGAGTTATAAAGTTTTACACAGTGAGTCTTTGACGTTTCAACAGGCTTGTAGAGAGGATGTTCAGAGGTGGGCAGACAACAGTCTATCAGAAATACTTAATACAGGTGGTTGGACCACTGGAAAAATGTTTAGCTTTACTAAGAAAGGTCCCGGGCGTAAACATGAGCAGGGTAAAAAGAAATGAGATGCAAAGCCTGTGACAACGTGATGACCCCCAACGAAATTATCTTCTATCCAGATAGGGTTGAGTTCGAGGAGTTCTGTTCGAGGTGCAAACAACAACACTATACGGATGAGTACAAGGAAGACGGGGAACTTTGGGTTCCTGATGATTCCGAGGGGGACGCACAGCCATGACCACTGAAACACTCGACTCTCTGTACCTGGAATACAGCAACATCACCATGATTAGAACAGCCAGAGACATTCTCAACGAGGCACGCATCAAAGAGCTTGAAAATGCCATCAGGTTGCACAGAACCCGTATTAATCACGCAACCAATTCTGACACACTCCTCTGGGATACCTTAAATGAGTAAAATAACCGGCGATGCCCCGTGCCCAGCTTGTAGAGAGATTGGACAGGACGCCACTGGTAATCACCTTATGCTGTTCGAGGATGGGGGGTCGTACTGTAACCGTTGTGGTTACAAAAGAGGAGGTATGAACAAAGGGATAGTCACCGGCATAACCAAGAGAACCCTAGACACCATGGAAGAGTTTAATGAAATACGAAACCTACCGATTACTGCTCTGGCAACGAGGGGAATCGACCAAGACGTTGCTGAACACTTCGGCATCCACACAGCGTACAGCACGGCTACGGGCGAACCTGAGGCGCACTACTACCCGTTCACCGTTGCAGGAAAAACTCTCGCGTATAAGAAACGGACGCTACCTAAGAGCTTTTGTTCTATCGGGGCGTCGCTTAAGGGTGTACCGGTAGAGTTCATGGGTCAATCGACCTGCGTAGGTCCAGGAAAGAAGCTGCTTATAACTGAGGGGCAAGACGATGCTGCGGCTGCGTTCCAAATGCTATGGCGTAAGTACCCTGACTTCAAGCCGAGTGTAGTGTCGTTACCCCACGGGGCTAACCTAGCAGCGTTCAAGGACAACGCAGATTTCCTAGGAAATTTTGAGGAAATTATTTTCTGCCCTGATTCTGATGAGCCTGGGCAGAAGCTAGCAGCAGACGTATCGGCTTTGCTTGACAACGTGAAGATAATGAAAATCTCAGAGCACGATGCTAACGACATGCTTCGGGCTGGAAAACACAAGGAGTTTATCAACGCGTTCTTTCGGTCGTCACCCCAGACACCCGAGGGATTTGTCAGTGTCGATGATGTCTTTGCAGAGGCTACCTCGATGCCCGTGTGGGGTAGGTCCTGGCCTTGGCCTAGCTTGACAGCCCTCACTTATGGGCGTAGACTTGGTGAAGGCATGTACATCGGAGCAGGGGCTAAGATAGGTAAGTCTGAGTTTGTCAATCAAATGGCTAAGCACATCATTGTCGAAGAGCAGAGGTCTGTAGCCCTGTTCAAGCTAGAAGAGAAACCTGCTATGACTGCGCGGCGCATAGCTGGTAAAATTATGCACCAACAGTTCCATGTACCCGACGGGGATTTCACGCAGGAACAGCTCATCGAGGGAGTTACTATGCTGCGGGATAAAATCCACATGTACGACAGCTACAAGGCTACGTCGTGGGACACCCTTAAGGTAGCCATACGTCATGCGGTTCTTGTGGGTGGATGCCAGGACATTATGATTGACCCGATTACCCGACTCACTGCGGGGATGGACCCCAGTTCTACCAACACGGAGCTAGAGAGATTCGCTGACGAAATAAGTGCTATGGCTAAGGACTTGGGGTTCTTCTACTATTGTTTCGCCCACCTTAAGTCACCTCAGACCGGCAAGCCTCACGAGGAAGGTGGACGTGTGCATAGTAATCAATTCACAGGCTCTCGCGCTATGATGAGGGCTTGCTATTATATGTTAGGTATCGAACGGGACAAGAGTCCTGACTTACCTGACCAGCAGCGTAACATGAGCAGCTTTGTACTGCTTGACGACAGAGCCTTCGGCAACGCAGGGAGATTTGATGTGTTTTACCATGACAACGGGGACTACTTGGAACTTGAGAGGGAGTTCATGTGAGCATCTACTACACAGGCGGGTACAAGTACCAGCTCTCTTATGATTACGGGATACACACGGGAATCCTAGGCTACTCCGCTGCGATTGAGTACCTGAGCATTTACACCACGGGAGAATTGATTATTGAAGGGGGCTACGCTTGGGACGGTCCTAGTGGCCCTACCTTCGACACTAAGACTTTCATGCGAGGCTCACTGGTTCACGACGCCCTCTATCAACTGATTCGGGAGGGGATTATACCTCTAGAGGATAGAGTTAAAGCCGATGATTTACTAAAACAGATATGCAAGGACGACGGTATGAATCCCCTTCGGGCATGGTGGGTACACAAGGGGGTTACTATGCTTGGAAAGAATGCAGCGTTGTCCGAGAATACCCGGGTTGTCGAGAAGGCACCATGACACTTTACTTCCTTGACGTCGAGGCCAATGGGTTCCTTGAAGAAGCTACTAAGGTCCACTGCTTGTGTGTTAAACCCCAGGGGTCCGAGGATATCTTGGTGTTCGATGATACAGATCTGTCTCGGACTCGCTATGGTAACGGAAACATCAGGCACTTCATGGAGATGATGGAGCCTCATGATACGCTTGTGTGGCACAATGGATTTGGCTACGACGTACCCCTGCTTGAGCTGTTCGGGGTAGAGACTCGGTGTGACATAGATACCCTGGCTTTATCCCGCGAGTGGTGGCCTGATTGTCCCCGGGGCCACGGCTTGGATGCTTGGGGTAAGTTCTTGGGGTACGTTAAGCCCAAGGTAGATGACTGGGACAACTTGCCTCTTGAGGTATACGTAGAGCGGTGTTCGATGGATGTACGGATTACTGAGAAGGTATATGATTATTTACTGGATAAAATGGGGATAGTTTATGAATAAGAAGTGGAAAAAGATTTGGCTAAAGGCGTTACGGAGTGACGCGTATGTCCAGGGGACTGATTCCCTGGTACCTACAAGGGAAGATATGGAATGTACAGATCAGCACGCCTATACAAGTCACGATACCTTCTGCTGCCTCGGTGTCTTGGTTAACGAGATGGCTAGTGAGCAAGGGTTGGACTTCACAGATATTAGTCCGTACGATAACATCGAGTTTGATAAGAAAATACGTGACGGAGTGTTCAAGGGGTGGCCTATTAACGAAGCCTTGGGTCTTTCTGAAAAGGCTGTTCACCATCTTATGGTCATGAACGACGACGAGGATAAAGGGTTCAAAGCCATTGCAACTTGGATTGAGAAGAATCTATGAAGCAGTTTCCCCCGTACGCCCTTAGTGCCAACCGTACCTACGACCTTATGCAAGAGCAGCAACGGTACGGTATACGGTTCGACGTCGAGGGGGCCAAGCGGCTACACAAGACCATTGACGACCGCATGACTGAGCTTGAGCTTGAGATTAACCCGCAGCTTCCAGGGCGACCCTTAAACAGAGGGGAAATCTCTACCTGGACACCACCTAAGATTCAGTTTAAGAAGGATGGCACTCCGTCTGCGGCTTGCCTGAACTTTTTTAACATAGTGTACAATGGCCCTGAAGGGTGGGAGGGTATGCTTAATAATATCTGTGTATATTTGCCCCACCACGAGCCCCTGATATCCTCGCTCCCTATGGAAGTCAGGCACCAAGATGCCCTGAAGAAGTGGCTGTTAGAGATAGGATGGAAGCCTACTATCTGGAACTACAAGGCCGAAGCCACCGGCACTGGCAAAAGGAGGTTAGTCCGAGACGACAAGGGTAGGTTAATCAATACAACCCCTAAGCTGCATGAAAAGGGCAGAGTATGCCCGGGGTTAAGCGTTCTTTCTGAGCAGATGCCGTTGATTAAACCCGTCATCGAGTGGCTATCTTTACGCAATCGACGCTCGACTATCTGGAACGAGGAGAAGAATACCGGTTGGCTATCTCACCCTCGGTTAGCCCATGACGGGAGGTTACCTGCGGCGTCCAGTGGCTTGACCAATACTAAGCGACAGAAGCATACGATTGTTGCCAACGTCCCAAGGGTGGGGTCAATCATGGGGTCCGAGATGAGGTCACTCTTCCGGGCCAGTGAAGGTATGGTCATGGTAGGTGTCGACGTCAAGGCTCTTGAGGCGTGTATCAAGGGGCATTATACTTATCCCTACGACGATGGTGCGTATGCTAAGCTCTTGCTTGACCCTACTTACGACGAGCATAAAATCAACGCAGGGCTGTGGGATTGCTCAAGGGACCATGCCAAGTCCCCTGGGTACGCCCTTCAGTATAACTGTCAGCCACCTAAGTTTGCTGAGACCTTAGGGGTACCACTAGGTGTCGGCAAGAAGCACTACGAGGCTTACTGGGCACATAACTGGTCCCTTAAGCTGGCCATTACAGAGGCAGAGGCAGAGTTCGACCGTAACTTCCAGGGTTACATAACAACTATCGATGGCTCCAAGGTTGTAACAAGGGCAAAGCATTCAGTGTTCAATGCTCGCTGTCAATCTGCCGGGGCTAAGGTAGTGGACATGGTTGGCATCATTGCTGACAAGTACATCAAGACACGGGGGTTTCCCGCGAGGAGAGTTATTTATTACCACGACGAGTATCAGTACGACTGTGAACCGGACAGCGCCGAAGAGTTGAGCAAAGTCCTGGTTGATTCCATCCGGTTAGCCGGTGAATACTTTAACTTGAACGTACCCCTGACTGGGACAGCGAAGGTAGGGCTGAGTTGGGCAGAAACCCATTGACACACCCTTGCAACCCTGATATACTATTAGTAGATAACAACAGAGAGAGATTACTATGGCACTAACACGACGCTCAACACCCTCCAAGAATGCTGGTTATACCCCTGTCGAGAACCTTGAGCCACGAGACTACGATATGCGTCTGGTCTACGTAGCTGACTTAGGTGTCCAAGAGGGCATGATTTACAAGGGTACTCAGAAGCCTGACTCTCAGCAGATTTGCCTAGGATTCGAGGTCATTGGGGAGACAGTGGCTATCAATGACGAGGAGTGGCCGAGGATTCTGTGGGCTAAGCCGTTTAACATCTTCCGTAACATGACCAGCCTTGGTAACGAGCTGAAGATGTACAAGTTGTTCAACCCCGGGGCTGACGAGAACACTACTCCTGACTGGGAGGCTCAGCTTCGTAAGCCTTGCGTGGGTACGGTAACTAACACCGAAAAGGATGGTAATGTCTACGACAATATCTCAGGGCTTATGCCTATGCCTGCCAAGTACCAGGCTGACGTGGAGCAAGCGACCACCAACCCCTGCATTGGTGATGCTGATGACCCTGATAACCGCTGCAACTTGGCGCTATTTGGCCTAGCTAAGTACGTCTTTGACAAGCGACTCGGGCAAGTCGAGGCTAGTGGTGTTACCGATGACGATGTAGCGTTCTAAGGGATGCCCCTTAAACGCAGAGGACCTGAGGTGCCACAGGGAAAAGTGGCCCTCATAGACGGGGACATCGTGCGGTACCAAGCCGCAGCGGTGTCTGATTCAGTTTCGTACCATCACCCTGAACGGACTCAAGTAACGTGTCATTACAAGAAGGACATGATTCAGTACTGCCAGCAAGAGGACCTGGACCTGACCATCGATTTGATTAAGACCATTACCCCTGAGCCCGTAGAGTTCTGCCTGCACACCATCAAGATGATGATTGAGAGTATAACCCTTGGTGCAGGGTGTACGTCGGCAAGGGTGTTTCTAACTGGCAAGGGTAACTACAGGGAGACTCTTGCAGTCACGTATCCCTACAAGGGCAACCGTGACAACACCGCTAAGCCCACTCACTTCGATGCAGCAGGAGATTACTTGAAGGACCGCTTTAATGCCGAGACCATCGACGGGTGTGAAGCTGACGATGCCCTCGGGTACGAGAGTATGCTTGACCCGAAAGGTACTGTCCTGTGTACGACTGACAAGGACTTGCTTATGATTCCAGGGTGGCATTACTCTTGGAGTTCTACGGCAGAGAAGATGAAGTACTTTGATTATCCCCACAACAAACCGTTTGAGATTGACTTGTACAATGCAGATAAGTGGTTTTACTTGCAACTTTTAATGGGGGATAAAACTGTTGATAACATCTACGGCATACACGGCATTGGTCTTGCAAGGGCTATGAAACTTCTTGAAGATGACGGTATAGTCGAGCACCCTAGGATACTCAAGGAGTGGTACAGTACTGTAGCAGGGGCCTACGAGCAAGCTGGCCTTGGTCATGACTTCCTGGTTGAGAATGCACACCTGCTCTGGATGCAGCGAGAGAAGGGTAAATTGTGGGAGGTACCTGTATGAGCAGGGACCCTAGCAGCGCACACTACGACGCAGGGGGCATAGAGGCTCTTGCTGTCATCGAGGCTAAGCTGACCCCTGAGCAATACAAAGGGTACCTTCTTGGTAACCTCCTTAAGTACTCGCTTCGGTACAACTTCAAGGGTAGCCAAGACGGAGATGCCCGTAAGGCTGCGTACTATGCCTCTTGGTTAGAAGGGCTTCCCCGGGGGGTAGCAGATGACTAAACGCCGCTGGACACGCCCAGACTCTAGGGGTAAGCCCCCGAAACCGTACCGGTCATGGCTAGAGCACGACTTACACACAGGGCCCCTTAAACGGCTAGACTTTGAACCGGCAGAGATACGCCTTGACTACATAACCCCGGCGTTTTACATACCGGACTTTGTTAACCACAAGAAGATGCTCATCATCGAGTCTAAGGGGCGCTTCGAGGACACAAGAGAAGCTGCGAAGTATGTTCACATCAGGAAATGTAACCCCTTATGGACGCTTGTATTTGTCTTTTCAAGGCCAACCTTGGCTATGCCCGGGGCGAAGCGACGAGCAAACGGTACCAAGTACACACACGCCGAATGGGCTACGAAGAATGGGTTTGATTGGTCGTGTCCTAAGACTATTAAGAAGGAGTGGCTATGAATACCCTAGAGAGTGACCCCGCGTTTATTTTCTTACGTGCAAAAATAGATTTTATATGTGGGCAGATAGACCAGTTGCCTAGTCCCGTAGACCCCGCCATTATCGATGAACTTAGGAATAACTTTGGTAAGCTAAGGGCTATCAGAGAGTGGCATGAAAAGAAGAAGGTGCAGATATGAAGACACTCTTAACCCTGGCCCTCGTGGCCACCCTAGCTGGTTGTAGTAACCTTCCAGAAGCAGATGCTCAGGTTCGTTTGTCTGCGGTTACAGGTGAAGTTGGTAACTTTATCTCCAAGCTGGTTTACCCTGCCGGGGGTACGGCATCGAGCTGTGTCTTGTCTGTCGTTGGTACACTACCTTCTAACATACAAGCCTCTATGGAACAAGGTACGTGTAGGGCTGTTATCAACGAAGAGAAAGCTGTTGATTATAAAGATCTTGTACCGTGAGCCTGACCCCCGAAGAAAAGATTGAACTCGTGGCTGACCGCTACGACCCTGACTTACTTGTTGACCTGCTTGAGCTGACGTCGGAGGGTATTCTTAGGGCTTTCCCCGAGGAGTTCCGAGGGGTTTGGCATAAATTTTCAGACATTGAACTAGACATAGAGGAGTTACGTGATGCCGACACACAATGATATCGATCGATTTATAGGTACTACTGTCTACAGTGTACGTAACACCCCCGTAGTGGACCCGGGGGTGAGACCGACGACAGCTACCGCTTCAACTGAGGCAATCGCCACTGATATTCTCCTTGCCGTCGGCGCTATCTCCTCCCCATTGACACAGATGAACACTTCTTGGGAGTTACGTACTGCCCTCAATCACCTTAAGTTATTCTGTGACAACCACCCCAAGGATATTACCGAAGACCAATACGAGGCAGCCCTTGACTTTCTTAAGGTTCGTGCGGACATGTTATCTTGAAAGATATCTTCCGTAACTCATTCAGCCGTAACATTTTTCATAACAAATATGCACAGGGACCTAATGACACATTACACAACCTTGCGATACGACTTGTCGATGACGTATGCGGAACGGCAGGCGGTACTACGACACCTATACTCAGCGAATCAGAGCGTGGATACCTTGTTGAACTCATCGCCACTCTTAAATTTATCCCGGGGGGTCGATACCTCTACTACGCAGGGCGACCCCTTCACTTCTGGAACAACTGCTACCTTCTCCGGGCCGAAGAAGACACCCGAGAAGAGTGGGCCGCTGTAACAGGGCGCTCTATGTCTGCCTTGATGTCAGGGGGTGGCATCGGTGTTGACTACAGCCGTCTACGGGCATCAGGGAGGCAACTAAAGCGTACAGGGGGTACAGCTTCAGGGCCTATCCCTCTTATGTACGCTATCAACGAGGTAGGGCGCAACGTCATGCAAGGGGGCAGCCGACGCTCAGCTATTTATGCGTCACTAAACTGGCAACACGACGACATAGAGAGTTTTCTTGTCGCTAAAGATTGGCAGAACCAGAAGATTCACGAGGGCTATTCAGTTTGGGACGCCAAGAACGACAACTTTAACTTCCATGCACCCCTGGACATGACTAATATCTCGGTTAATTATGACGATGCTTGGGGCTTCGACCCTAACGCAGAGGTATTCAAGTCTAACGTACGGCAGGCTATGATGACAGGGGAACCAGGGTTCAGTTTTAACTTCGGGGAGAAAGAGAATGAGACGCTTCGTAATGCTTGTACAGAGGTTACAAGTGAAGATGATTCTGACGTATGCAATCTCGGTAGCGTTAATTTTGGAGCTATTGAGAGTCTGGACGAACTCAAAGACATTGTTGCTGTTGCCTCCAAATTTCTTGTATGTGGGACAGTACGTGCAGATTTACCGTACGAAAAAGTTAAGGCTGTTAGGGAAAAGAACCGACGACTTGGACTGGGAGCCATGGGACTCCACGAGTGGCTCTTAAAGCGGGGGGAGCGGTATGAGGTTACGCCGGAACTCCACGATTGGCTTAAAGTCTATAAGGACGTGTCTGAAGATCGCGCTAACGAGCACTGCGATAGGCTTTACCTTAGTCGTCCTGTCGCTTACAGGGCTATCGCTCCCACTGGTTCCATTGGCATTCTTGCTGGTACCACAACTGGCATTGAACCTCTGTTTGCTGTGGCTTATAAGCGACGCTATCTTGTTGATGGAACTCGATGGAAATACGAATACGTAGTTGACTCCACCGCAGGGCAACTGATTGATGAGTTAGGTACTGACCCAGAGACTATTGAGACAGCCTTGAGCCTAGCATCTGACCCTGAACGACGGATTAAATTCCAAGCTGACGTACAGGACTACGTGGATATGTCAATCAGCTCCACTATTAACCTGCCCCCTTGGGGTTCTAAGGATAACAATGAAGACCTTGTTGATGGATTTGCTAGTATTCTTGCATCGTATGCCCCTCGACTACGTGGGTTTACTTGCTACCCTGATGGTTCCAGGGGTGGTCAACCCTTGACTGCAATACCTTACGAGGAAGCCATGAGGCACAAGGGGGTTATCTTCGAGGAGAATGATATCTGCTTAATAGCTGGCAAAGGGGGTGTCTGTGGAGAGTGACGACCAACTAAAACACTTGACTCGTAATGCCGTACAGTGCTTGAACTGCCTCGACATCATAGAGAGTACAAGCGTACATCATTTTAGAGCTTGCGCTTGTGGCTCTGTTCACGTCGATGGAGGGTTAGAGTATCTTCGCAGGGGGTGGCAGGGGATGAACCCTGAGTTTTGCTACAAGGAGTTATCTACTTATGAGTAAACTCATCATAGTACTATGCCTCATAGCCCTTGTAACCTGGACATTCTTTATCCATGGATAACTTTGTAAAGATAAACTCTAGGGCTGATACGGAATCCCTGTTGCACCTGCTTTCCCTTAACCCTAAGGCATGGGGGGATATAACTGTACGCCAGAACCAAGAAGGGTCCCCGCATCACGACACTGAATGTATCGTCTTACGAGGACCCTTGGAACTGACCCAGGCTTCTATGCAAGAGTCTATTGCGGTAAAGGATTACCCCCGTATGCAGACCTTCATGCTCGGGGCTTCGAGGATAGTCTTTCCTTTGCTTGATACCCTTGACCCTAAAGATCTAGGCAGGGTCATGATTGTCAAGCTTAACCCGGGGGGTCATATCGATGAGCATACGGACGAAGGTCTTTACGCAAGGTCTTATGTGCGGTACCATGTGGTACTGTCTTCAGAGGAGGGTAACCTGTTTCACTGCGGACAGGATTCTCTTCACATGGAGCCGAAGAGCGTGTGGTGGTTCAATCATCAGAAGCCACACAGCGTCGACAACCATAGTGTTTCCCCCCGAGTACACTTGGTCATAGACATGATGTTTTAGTTTTCGGGCTTGAGTGATTTTATATGAGTCTCTATCCGGGCTATGCTGACAACGATATCGAGTAGTCGTTCGTCAGTAGTAGCCCGGGCTTTTTCCCTCCGTTCCTCCTGTTGTTGAAACATAGCTCTAGTCTCGGTGTAAGCTTTGTTGAGGTCCTCTTTATGGGTGACCTCCAATAGCTGTATCTTTGCAGTGTTTCTTTTCACATCGGTCTTTATCCCGTTGAAGATCCAAGCTAATAGCCCTGCTACTATGCCCATTAAACCCCACGCAGCATCCTTGATAAGATTTTCCATAATATCTATCGCACTCTAGGTGGAGTATAGGTTGTGTTCAAAGCGACCCTTTTTTATTTTGGCCACTTACTTCCTTTATGTAATTCCAAGCGGTTTCCAAAGCATCGAGGACAGTCTTGTCAGCGTTTTTCACTAATTCCATTAAGTCAAAATCCCCTCTTAACTCGGAACCTGTAGGCCCCCTTGCATTTGAATCGATGAGGTGGCTTATTAACGCTTTAGCTCCCAAGTGTTTCCCGGAAGAAAACAAAGGATTTGCTCTGCTTGCTTTTTCAAGACCTTCAGTGGAGTTTGTTTCTCTTCTTTTTGGAGGAGGGGACAAAAGATTAGTAGGCTCTCCCCTCGAAACGTCATTCATATTCAGGGGTATATCTGCCTCTTCTTTTACGGGAACAGGCGCAGAGCCCTCTTCGGGTGTAAAGTCTTCCCCGGGCGCTGTCTCTTTCTCAAGTTCGACCATGCGATTTTCCCACCCCTTTTTGAATTCCTTTTGCGAGGGGTTATTTTTAATAATCCTTTCGTAGTTCTTGCGGCGAGCAGCGATATACTTCTTTACCAATTCATCTTCGTCCTCCTCCATTATAGCTTCGATGGTTTTAGGGCCCATTTTTCCGTCGACAGTTACTCTAAGAAGTTTTTGTAAATCTTTAACAGCTCTAGAAACCCCGCTGTTTACTCCGTAGTCTAAAACTAACTTCGCAATCTTTGCAGGTAGTTGGTCGCCTTTGATCGGCTCATAGTAATTTTTGTAGTATATGGCTTGGGCACCTTCCCATGTAAGATTTTTTATATCCACGTCGGGGAATGCTCTTTGAGAGATACCGAATTTAGTCTTACCACCTTTGTCTGTAGGGTTATCAACAAAACCCCCCTCGGCCACTTTTAGACTTTTCATGAACGTCTTGAACTGTTCACTTTGTTCAGGACGCGGGTTAGCAGCTTTCCCCAGGGCAAAGTACTCTTGCATATTAATTCCATCAGTATTGCCAGAGATATCCTCGGGGTCTAGAATCAACCTTGAAGCCTCAGGGACACCCCCGAGGTAAGCTGCCATAAGGTACCCAGAGAGGTTCGAGGGGTCCATACCCTTTGTATTGGACGTGTCGATGTTATTGAATAACTTGACAGCGGACGCGTCTTGTGCTTCTTTGTCAGTCAGCCAGGAGTCTTTGCCCCCCTCGAAAGCCCAGTTATCAGGGTTAGTCACGTATGCCTTCTGGCCACCGGGGTATCCTGAAGCCTTCCACTCCTTGAACTTGTCTGGGTCCATGTCGCCGGTATTTGCTAGCTCCTCGGCACTAAGCCGATACCCTCCGATGAACCCGTTACTGTTACCAGTATGGGCGTAGTTGTCCGAGGATTCTCTATCCCGTAGGGTCTTAAGCAGGGCACCTGTCTGAGTGTCGTCTAGTCCGGTTACCTTACCTAAGCGCGGATTTCTGCGGGGGATTGTTACTGGTTCTTCTCCGGGTGGTGAGTCGTCCCACTTTACATCGGGGTACGCCTGTGAGTATACTGCTTGGATTTCCTCCCAGGGGGTGCCCTCGGGGACGTTCTGTAGGATTTTGCCATTCGGCATTCTAATATTCATTGAGTGCCTACTTGAAGTTGCCGTCTTTACGTGTGTACAGTGCCCTAATCCTTTGCCAATCCTCGACCATAGACGCTGCCGCAGCGTCATCTATTTCCTTGATGGCGTTTGTACCGTCTTTGTCAAATTGCTTGATACTTTTCTCCAAGCGTTTCTTAGCTTTCTTCACAGCTTCTTCGATGACTTGTTGTTTATCGAAGCCCTTGGTACCAATAGCTCCTCCGATATCCTTCATAATATTACCTAGGTCTGTGGTGATAAGGTTAGCCTCCCACCCTAGGCTCTCTAGGTAGTTATACACAGGCGTTGTTAATGCTTTAACAGCTCTATTATGCTGCTCCACTAACTCTGCTGTGCCTTCTTCCGAGGGTGAAGCGGCGAGGGGTAACTGCCCTGTGTTGATAACCTCGTCCATAGCAATCTCTTGAGGGGTTCGAGTATCGTTTTCCGTAGGCAATCCCTTAGGGGGGTCCTCGGGCATAGAGCCTTGGCCAAGCAACTGACTGTAGAATGTCCGAGCTGTTTTACCGTAGTCCACGCCCCCGTTCATGTGCTGGAACGTCCGAATGTAATTGTTTATACGGGGTATGTAGTTTTCTTGGAGGTTTTTGATTACCTTTATGACGTCCGAGGGTTGGGTCCCGAGGGCTTCTACGCGAGCTGTTCCATCTTGGGCATAGGTTATCTTCATGGTCTTGGAGTCGAACTTCTGGTCTATGCGGTCTTTGATATTGACTGCAATGAACTCCCCTGATATCAACAGGGCCTTCTTTGCAAACTCCCCGTCGGGGTCATACTTCTCCAAGAAAGGGATAATATCTGCGTTAGCTGTATTTTTAATAAAGGCGTCCATAACCTCGGCACCATCCGAAGCTTTCCAGCTATCTACAGCTTTGCTTAGTTTGCTCATTACCCACTTGTTACCTTCAATAACAGCGGGGTCATCGCTGTTGACATTCTGGGATATGTGTTTACTCATAGCTCCCAAGAAGAGAGCAGAGCCTTGTCCATACTCTTTCTTGGAGACTCCAGGGGGCCTATTGGTTTGCCCTGCATACAGGCCGTAGGCTACCGTTTGCACATTCCAGTTTAGTGTAGATACGTGGTCCCGAACCTCCTGTGACGCAATTTCCAAGGCGATGCCTGCACCCCCTGCCGCCATAAACGCCAGTTGACCAGCTATAGCGGGGTCGCTTAGTAACCTAAGTCTATTAGAGTTTTCAAGCCATGCCACACTATTCTTTACTTTTTCCGCAGGTATTGAACCATCCCTGAAGCCCTCGTAAATTTTCGCCATTGCCTCCATACTGGTGACTAAAGATTTACCCGCTTCGGTATATCCGTACGTGCTTCCGATTGCAGCGATTTGTTCTTGTAACGCACCTATGATTCGTATAGATTTTGTTCTATCATCTAATTCAGGGTTATCGTTAATAGCCTGAATCGTCGTTCGTGCAGTAGCAAATGTCGCAGATACCTTAGTCGACCACTCTGGTTGTTGTGTTAACCGTTCTGCCAGAAGACGATCATTTGTAACTGCTCTGTCTAGTGCCACAGACCGTTGTATTTGTTGTCTTTCTAGGTTTAACCTGTACAGTGCCTCTTGAGGGGGTCCGTCAAAACCCGCAACTCTGGCCGCTTGTAAGTTTGCATTATAAATCTTACGCTGTTCCTTGGCAATTTCAGCCTCGGATTTCTCTTGTGAGATTAACCTGTTCAGTGTTGCAGAGCTATCCCCTAGGGTATTCTTAGCAATGTTACGGAACTCAGTTGCAAGCCCGGGTACTTGATTAATGTACTTGCGTACTAGGGCTTCTACTTTGACGTTAAGCTCCGTCGAGTTCTTAGCTCCACGTTGCTTGAGCCTAGCCAGTTGATGAAGGTTATCAGTAGCTTCCTTGAGGGTTTGCTCGTCGGACTCAGAGTACTCCCCGGGGTCCCTGTCGTCCCCGTAGTTATCGTTCATCCTTAGCTCTGCGTTGACTTTATCAGCAGCAGCCCCGGGAATCGCAGCATCAGCAATTTGCCCGTCGAAGTAATCCTTCAGCGTACCCTCAATCTCTGTCTCTGCTTCTGCCTCTTTGTACCCCTTGTACGCATCAATGGCCATCTCACCACCGAACTTAACAAGGTCACTGTAGTCAGTTACATATTTCTGAGGTGCGAAAGATGTATACTTATCAGATTTATCCGCAGCTATGACGGGTTTTCGGACAGCAGTGCCCACAGCTTTTACGGTATTGCCCTCACGAGCTTGTGCTCGGTTACTATACGTGGTTACTTCTGTCTGCCGAAGGTCAGTGTCAAAACTCTGAGGTGATTTTGAACGGGTAGTTCTTTCTTTAGCTGCCATCGGGGGTTTTTCCTTTTGCTTCTTGAGCCATGTTTGTCCAGAACTCTATGAATTGAGGACTCATACCCGAAGCTCTTAGCTTATCCATAAACTTATCCATAGGGTCTGTAGTGCCTATTCTCTTGGTAATTATGCTGAGCATGTTTTTATCAGTGTTGCCGGTAGCTTTCATCATACTGATGATGTAGCCCTCTATCTGCTTCAACTCGTCAGGGCTCCATAGGGCATTAAGGTACCTGAGGTTGAGTATACCCTCGTTCATCGCGGCTTGGTCATCACCGTGGGCCAAGCTATTAGCGACATAAGCAGTGTACCAGTCCTTAGTGTACTTCCTAAGCTCCTC